GGGTCTTTGTTGTCACCACGGACAGTACGGATATAGTAAGGAGAATGACGGGCATGGATACCAGAAGCACTATCGACAAGTTGACTAACCGTTCCCGACGGTTTGACACAGGTGATAGCAGCAGATACAGGAATGCCAAGCTTATCAGCCCACTCAGTGTTAGTAGTAACGGCCACATTTTTCAGGTGCTCCAATGTTTGTTCAAGCCCTGCATTGGCAGTAGTCATCAGTGGGTTATCCATGATGCCAGTCAGTGACACACCGAGCAGTCGTTCTTCCTCGGTGTTCTTCTGCCACACCTTTCGCAAGTATGGGAACTTGGTGTAGGTGGACTGGATAGTTCCCAGAATTGTTGCCAGACGGACTTTGTGTTCCAGAGTATCGATAGTATCCGTAGCACGTACAACCACCTCCGTCAGGTTGCAGAACTGGTAAGGGCGTAGGATGATTTCACTGCAGGGATTGGTACCAAACTCCCAGTTAGGATCACGACGACCATTCTTTGCAGCCTGTTTCTTGGATGCCTGACGGTTGAAGATACCACGTTCACCGCTGCCACTCTCAACCAGAGCCATCCACTCACGCATGAACGACAAGGCATCAGGCTTCTCAGTGTAGGCTACAGAGTTATTAGCCAGTGCACGTTGGGGATCGTTCTCCCACCACTGACCAAACTTAGCATGACGCATACGGTCATCACTCAGGTTCGACAGGCTGATCATTGCACTGCGACGCACACCACCAACAACCACAACCTCACCAATCTTACACATCACGTCATGGCATTCGATGCTGCTCAGCTTTCGGCCCTGTGCATCCTTGAATACTTTAACTACGAAGTTAAACAGATCAACAAGGGGTGCAGGACCAGAGGCTCGGCCACCAAAGGTCTTCAGTCGTGCACCTGCAGGACGTACCTTTGATACATCCCACTTGGGGATCTCACCACTGTAGAGGAGTGCAATCACTTGACGCAGAGCTTTTGCCCAACCTTCCTTGCTATCCTTCACAACCACGATTGTCTCAGAGTCAAACAGTTGTGGTACCTCAGGCAGCTTCGAGATGAATTGACGTTCTACACTGAAGCCAACACCAGTCCCACACAGCAGGATGAACATTGCTTCATCGAAGGACTTAGGGTCATCTACGGGTAGGTAGCTACAGTTGTAGCCTGCCGTGTTGTCACGTTCCAGAGCAGGGCCTGCAGTCATCATAGCCCGCATAGAGGGCATGATCTCTAGGTTCAGGATAGCCTGCTCAATCTCGTTCTCAGTGATTGCATCAACCTTGGTGTGAACCAGGTTGCTGATGTAACGGCTTACAGTCTCGGCCCAGCTTTCACGGCGACCTTCGTCTTCCAACCAGCGTGCATAACGGCTGGTGTGAATGAATGCTTGGTAGTCAGTTGGCAGGTAGTTGTTCATCGATTATCCCCATTTCCTCCGAGAGTTCCACGTTCCTTGCGACCATAAAGTTTCTCAAGGTTCTGCATAGCTAGGTCTTGCATGTCAACGTTCAAGTCACGTGCCAGTGCGGCAATGTACCACAGTACGTCACCCAACTCTGCTGCAACACCCTCACGATCAAACTTGTTATCACGTAACATCTTCTTGATCTTGTTAGCTACCTCACCTGCCTCACCTGCTAGACCAAGGGCAGGGTAGAGAAGCTGGTGAGAAGAGGAGTAGATTGCAGTCTTTGCTGCCATCTGTTGGTAGTCATTCATAGACATAGGTTTGTCTGCGTAGATCTGTTCGTAGTATTCCCACGCAGCTAAGTCGTGTTCGTTAATCATTCTTCAATTTCCTTCCACCATCGTTGCTCTTCATCCGTGTTAAAGTAATCATCAAAGCTTATCATACCTTCGTCAACAAGAAAGCGAATGACAAACTCTTCCGAGATGTCATTCTCTTCCAACAGGAAGGCCAGCCCGTAGTTTTCTACGAGGGCTTTTAGTTTAGACTCATAGTCGAACATACGTCTACATCCGCCTCCAAGATATACAGGGAAGTAGTGAGGGTGTCTCGTGCTTCTAGGGCATCATCTAGTGTGTCGAAGTAGATCTCAGCCGCATGAAGATCACCATCTTCGTATTCGACAAGACACAAATTATACCACAGTTCACCGACATCTTCAAATGGTCCTTCGATGTGTCTATGAATTTTTGCTTTTGCCATGTAGGTGCTCCATGAAGTAATCGAAGTCAACGACTGCGAGGGGTTTCTTTCTGTTCTCTTTGATAACTACCAGGGGCATAGCACCCTCTGGGCAGTTAGCTTGAGCCTGTTCATAGTGTCTGAATACAGAGATAGTCTTCAGTGATTTACATTCAACACTATAAGGGAACAATTGTCTAGCTTTTTTAGAGAGCTTTACGTCTTCCCCTGTCTCACCCATCAAGGCAGATCTAACATCTGTCTCTGGTTCGAGGTGAGGGTACATCTCTAATAGCCTGTCCCTCACCATATTCTGCAGTAGTCTGCCCTTTGCCTTAGCACTACTAGGTTTCATCTGTAATCTCTGCAACGTTAGGGGTGTTGACTACATCAACCAAGTGTACACTGCCTGTCGAGTACTGGAAGGTACGTACTTCAGGCCAGCATGTCTTACGGAATTCACAGAAGCCACAGGACATAGCAAGCTTGGTGTTTGGTGAAGTCTTTGAGAAGGGAACAGGAGGGATACGATCCTCGGGGATAGGGCCTGCAACCAGTTCCTTTGCTGCAAGCATCTCCTCTTCCTTGGTCTTCAACTCTTCAGTAAAGTCATAATGATCTAAGCAAATGCTGCCATTCACCTTGTCGATAACTAGGAAGGCACCCTCTGTCTTGTTAGTTACCAGTGGGTCATCCTTGCCTGCGTATACGTAAGAGGATAGCTGAGAGATATAACCGAAGGGGTCATCCTGGCGGAGATTACCTTCTGCAAATTTCTTAAATGCATACGGGGATGCAGACTTAACGTCCACCGTCATGCCATCAATCACACAGTCTCGGTGGCCACGGATGCCGTGAACGTTCATACGTGTCTGCTCACCCTGTACATCGTGGCCTGCTGCCTTGACGATAGCCAGTACCAGTTCTTCGATCATGTCACCGAAGAAGAACTTCAGTAACATGTTGGCACCAAGAGGCTCAGCATGTGTGGGTTGGTTGATACGGTACCATAGCTTACGTTTGCAGGGGGTACCAATAGAGGATAGGGATAGGTAGCCACGAGGCTCCTGTGGTTTGCTGAACCGCATGTCTGCAGTAGTAGCAATGTTCTTACCAAGGGTCTTAGAGATGGTGCTTGTCCACCCACCGTAACCCTTGATAACCTCTTCCATGTCAGTCACTAGTGTCGATATCTGTTTCAACTTTCATCTCCAGTTTTTTCATTATCTTTATAATATTACTTACACTGAATACACCCAGTTCGTCAAGGTCATTGCCTAAAGTTTTTATCTGCCATACTGCATAGACACTGACGGTTAGGTTTAGACATAGAAGAATTTCAAAGGTACTCATTGTTGTATCTCCAGGCGGTAGGCACCATCAGTGGAATGGATGGCTGCATAGATCTCAATCAACTGCTTGTAGCTGATGTAGACTACTGAGTATTCGTCAAGTAGATCCTCGAACTGACGAAGGTACACACCACCATTGTCTCCAATGATTACTTCGATATCGTTGTACTCACCTCCATCATCAATGCTTGTAATGATGGAAGCATCTGGTTCAAACTCTACGGTGTACATTTGTTTGCTTCCTCACGTTCTTTGGCACGTTGACGTTCCTGCTCGTTCAGCTCTCTGATCTTCTCAGTGGATGGCAGTGGCCCGTTGTTCTCACCATAGTATCCATATTCATCAAAGGTGAATGCTGCTGCCTTCTCACGGAACCAATCATCAGACAGTGGGTGTCTACCTTCTGGCAGTTTGGCTTCCTGCTTAGGTTCATCTGCCTGTGCAAGTATCCAGTCATACACATCTTGCAGGTCCACCTTAGCTACGCCACAGTAGAGCATCAGCTTCAAGCCATCCTCTAGGATAGCATCTCGTGCAGTCTCAGACATGTCGAAGGTGTAGGTAGCATCACCGTTCTCATGTTCCTTGACGTGTTCTAGTTTAACCATGAAGGGTTGATCAGTCATTGTTATCTCCCGTCCAGTCGTAAAGTTTAATGATACGATCAAGGGCTACAATATCACCTGATAGTGTCTCGTAGTCTTTCTGCTGTGCAGCATTCAATGTGGACAAGTTATAAAGGCTGTCCAGCTCCTGCATGTACAAGTCTCGTGTCTGCCTTAGCCTGACGATCACGACAGCATCAGCAAAGTCATAGATAGTTTCACCCTTATCTAGGTATTCATAGATTTCTTTCAGCATTAGATCAGTCCATCCTCTTGATCTATCTTAGCTAGGGCAATAAGGAATTGTTCCTGTAGCAGAACATGTTGCACACCCATTGTGACTTCTTTCCAAGAGATATGCCCCATCTGCTTGGTGCCTTCCTCAGTCTCTTCTATGAGCCAGATACCAAACTCGTCAGTGTCTAGTGTTATGTCACTCATCCTTGCCTCCCGTCATGTCAGCCACAAAAGCAATGCTAGAAACAGAAGATTGCCAATGGTCACTCCAACCGCAACCACTATTATAGCGGCGTAAAATTCACTCATCCTTGCCTCCTACTAATGCTTCCCAACTCACAGGAAATAACTCTGACATCTTGGCACTGATCTGCTGTGCTACCAGACGTGACTCATACTGTGTGTCTTCCTTGAGGCGTAGCTTACACATCGAAGCAAAGGCATCAAGGCTACCACTCCAGTACCATTCAGTCATTGTGGACTGTGGTAGAACCATACGGGCTTGCTCTGGTGCTACTCCTTGTTGCAACAGACAACGATAGACGCCAAGAGCTGCCCCTGCATACTGCCCTGACTCATAGGCATTGTCAGCAACCTCTAAAGTCCAACTGTCAATATTAACTACACCATCAGATCCCTGCTTCTTGTCAGCACTACGACCACGCCACACATCAGGTACATAGAACTCAGGTTCATCATCTACGTAGCGACGACTGATCTCATTCCAGCGTAGGAACTTATGCTTAACTAGCTGTCGTGCTACAAAGATAGGTGCCTTGACGTGGAAGGATGCAAAGGCATGACCGAATGGGCTGATGTGTTCATGCTTAGCTAGGTAACGGATTAGCTTGGTGTCACGATCAGATAAGATGTTCTCACCTGTGAATTGGTCGTTGTCATAGGATACATCCCACTCACTCTTCTTACCAAAGCTAACCCTTGCTGCATTAACTACAGACAGGTCACTGCCCATGTGGTCGATGTATGTTGCTTGGATCATGTTATCCCCTACGTGTGGAAGACGGGGCCGAAGCCCCGCCAATGGTTGTAAATTAGGCTGCGTCTTCGTCTGCTACTTCGTAAGGCACATGCTCCAAGATCTTAATCTTCTGGAGTGTGGTGCGGGAAGCAGTCTTACCGTCAGGCATCTGCCAAGTAGAAACCAAGTTGGTAATCTCAGCAATCGAACCATTGCCGATGATCTCAGTGAAGGGTTCATTGTCTGGACCAACAACGATAGGTGCACCACCTGCCTTGGTGATCTCCTCACCATTCTTGTTGAAGACTTTGTGCAGTCGCTGGAAGCCAACAACAATCTCACCATCCATCAGGCGTGCCTGCTTTGCTTTCTTCGAAGAGCCAGCAGCCATAAGCTTTGCCATCTCTTCCTTCGACAGAACCTGAAGGATGCTGTAGCCACCCTCGTTCTTTACCCAGCTACCCTCGTAACCATTCATGTCACGATTGTGTTCATAAACCTTTGCCCATTCAACGGGACCGACAGTAGTTACTTCTTTGTATGCCATTTGGATCTCCTTTCGGCGGTTACTTCTAGAGATATAGTCGTTTGATTAGTGCGTGTCAAGCCAACTCTTACCGATATCGGTAGAACCAGCAAGTGGACACATAAGTTTTAGTCTCTTGCCTACCATCTCAATAGCTTTCCTCTGAATGCTACCGAGATATTCAGCCTGGTCTTTGCTTCCATAAACCTCCGTCTGCCATTCATCATGTGGCCAAGTGACCAGCTTAAACCTGATCCCTTCTGCCTCTGCCTGTGTTACCCACATGCGTGTAGCCCACTTCATAATGGTGCTCTCACCATTCTGTAGCATGCCAGCAAGTGTCTTGTGTTCGTTAGGCACCCTTACCTTGCGGCCATCATACCCTCGGAAGTATCCACGTTCTGCGATGTTAGGTATCACCTTTGTCTTGAGCCTGCGTAGCCCAGTGATACTGTCCATGAAGTTGTCAACAGCCTGTGTTGCCTGACTTGTATTGGTCTTCAAGATCTGTGCAACCTTGGCTGTGCCAGCCCCTAGTAGGAAGGCATAGATGAATGTCTTTGCCATGTCACGAGTGATGTGAGGTAGGCCAAGGGCCTTTCGGTTTAGGTTATGGATATCAGTCTCGTCCTCCTTCTTTCCTGTAATGATAGCGTCAACATACTCTTGGCTACCCATCAGGTCTGCCAAGATACGCAGCTGGATGCCCTCTGCATCGGTGCCTACCAGCCAGTTGCCTTGTTCGACAGTCCACAGTCCACGGAATGGACCGTCATACTTTGCCTTCACTTCCTCTACTGCAGTCTTTGGTTCACCATGGAATGCTGCAGGTATGTTAGCTTGGTTTGGGGCTGAGTGTGCAAGCCTGCCTGTCCATGCCCCGATGTGGGTAAACCTACCATGGATACGGCCATCCTCCTTGATGCAGCCAAGCCACTCCACGAGGCTGGATCTACGACCTTCGAGGGTGAGCCACTCAGCCAGTGCCTTGGCACCACGAGGTGCATCATCTGGCAGTGTGTTGAGGTTTGTCTCGTTACACATCCAGCCATAGAATTCAAACTGCTTCTGTTTCTCTTTGTCTTTCTGCCTCTCACGCAGGAACTTGATGTGTCCCTTGGTCTTGTCTACTGGTTGCCAGCCTGCCTCCCATAGACGTTCAATGCGGTGCTTGGTTGAGCCAGGATTGAAGCACACGTAGTCATGGCAGACCAGCACAGGCTCGTCTCCCATCGTATCTACGTAGGTGTGCGGGTATTTCTGTAGAGCATCCTCGACATTCTTATACAGATCACCGTTGCTCTTCATACGGTACTTAATCCTGTTAACCTCGACAAGCTTGGGTGGGAAGTCCACTTGGAACTGTGCCTCTAGCTCTTCCATGCGGCACAGTATCTCACCCAAGTATTCCTCTGCCTGTGCCTCGTCAAACTTGAAACCATCCATTGTCATCTGTTCACAGATGGTTTGAATGTCATGTTCTATACGCAGGCTATCGGCCCAGTCAGTATCCAGAATAATACTCTTAAACTTCTTGTAGAGTTTGACAGTCACAGCTACGTC